CTGGTAGCCAAAGATGTCAATTTGTGAGTGGCCCGGGATTTGCCCACGGGCCACTTGAAGTTCAAATGGCTCAGTCATGCCGACCTGTGTTATGGATCGTATTGAAGAAGCCATAATTTTCCCTAGCTCAAAATGATGGTCATAATACCACCAGTTCCTGTGAACGCAGAAACATATACACCGTTTTCGACAAGAATGCCGTCATCAGGAATATATACTTCATTGTAGCCAGCAGGGAATGCACCAGTTAGAACTGTTGCTCCACCATTACCGTTTGTGACGGTGAAAGTAGAAGCGTCAGTTGCATAAATGCCTAGGTTCCGAAGCCTAGCACGCGATCCGCCAATGGCGGAAGCGCCTGTCGCTACTGCTAGTGAATAAGCCTTTACTGGTCCTGCCATAATCTATCTCCTTATCCAGCGGAGACGGTCAGGACACCAGAATTGCTCCAAAGCTGTCCTGCCACGGATGGATCAGATGTTGGCAAGTTTGACATAATTACAGCGCCTGTGCTTGTAACAGTAGTAGCAACTACAGCGCCAGTAAAACCGTTGGTGGACACAACTGGTCCAGAAAAAGTAGTAGTACCCATGAGAATCTCCTGTCGGGGTAAGTGTCAGCCGCACCATGCGACTGTCAGGGATGTTCTTACAATACACGACCTATAAATAAAAAGAAAGGGCCACCGAAGCAGCCCTTTCCATTTACCGTTGGGAGGAAACGGTAATTAAGCGCCGGGCGAACCGAATACAGCGCGTGGGTCGGAATAGCCAAAGCTATAACGCTCACGAGCTTTAAAGCGCATGTTGCCTGTGTCGAAGTCGGCTTCCATGTTTGTACGCATAGGCGAACGCTCAAAGTGCTTAAAGCCGTTTGGAGCGTCTGTCTTGATGAAGAAGGCGTCAGGATCTGTCAAGAAGTGGTTGACAGTGTAGCCTTCTGGCAACATCCCCATGTTGCGAATTGCGTTTACATCATTGTCAGCAGTGCCAACGCGTAGCGTTGATTCCAACAGACGATCTGCAACGAATTGCAATTGAGGAGGAATGATCATTTTGGTGCCACGAAGGGCAATGATCATGTTGCGCTCATCCACGAAGGTCGAGATGTCGATCAACGCATTTTCCAACGAAGTTTCGTTGAGGTCAGCAGGAGTCGTAGGCTCGTTGCGGAATGAACCGCCACCAGCAAGTGGGTGATCAGTTGCGCACAGTTCTTTACCGTCACCACCAGAGAAGCTGGAGTTGAAAGCGTTGTTAAGAACAGCAGCCGCTTTAACCTGTTTGGTGTGCGCCATAGAACGGGCCAAAGCCTTTGTATAGCGAGCGCCAAGACGGTCGTAGAGGTTGTCTTCAATTGCTTCTTCTGTCAAAGCAAATGCCAAAGCAACTGTTTCGTGCGAGTAACGAGCGGTATAAGCTTCGTTAGCACTATCGAACTCGATGCCAGAACCCTCTGATTTTGTTGGAGCATTACCGAATCCAACCAACATTACTTCCTCTTCAAATGCGCGGTCCGAAGACTCTGTATCGAAGATTTCAGCGTGTTGGTTTTCGTAACGGTTATATTCCATGCCAAACAGAGCATTAAGACCCGGCTCTAGTTCTTTGACGAGTTGTGAACGAGAAATAGCCATAACTCAGTCTCCCTTATGCCAGACCATCAGTGCCAGCACTGAACAGGTGATTGTTGATTTTGACCATCACGTTAGTGTTGGCCGACGAAACATCGCTGTTCTCAGGATCTTGAGAAATGTCGATAGCTTTTAGCGGCAGAGTTGCCGTTGTAGCACCTGTCGATACAGCCAATTCCAAGCGAGAATTGCCAGAAGTGGCGCTTCCTACAGGAGATTGGTCAACAATATCGAAGTTGCCAAACAGATCAGCAACAGGAAATGCTGCGTTTGCTTGGATTTCGAATACTGCGTTTGGATCGTCAATAACATTCGCGAAAATGTTAGTGCCAGTGGTGCTTGCTGTCCATAGGTTTGCATATACTTGCGCACCAGTAGAATCAGTGTACGAACAGCCATTAAATACGCCCAGAATCAATCCTGAACCGCCAGCTGCTACGCGCTCAATACCACCACCAGTGACGACTGCAACGAGGTCACCTTGGTATATTGTTGTCGCGTAACCGGAAGCGATACGGTAACGATTTTGTTGCTGCGAGCTAATGCTCGTGCGGCTTGGGCGAAGGCCAAAAGAAGCGTCTTGGTTAGACATCTTTACTCTCCTTCAGAGTTAGAATTTTCTGATCGTCGAGAACCGAACGATACAGAGCTTTTACGTTGTGGTGCCAATTTTGGCATTGCAGGGTTGTTGTCACGCATCCAATCGCGATCAACAGCCTCCATTTGATTTCTTGCGACACCTTGATAGTGCCTATTCCGCTGCTCGGCCATTTCGACAGGGATTCGAGCGAGAACAAGTCCACCAACACCAATGATGCCAGCGTTTCGTCCCTCGTCTACTATTGGGCCAACGTAATCTGGGTATTCCTCTGCGCGAACGAGGTCCCATCCTTCTTGCCGTTTTTTATGAACGTTAGTCTTATCATCGAATTCCATTACGGATTCGCGAATCCACCTATGTTTGTAACCAATAGGTGCGGGGGGTGCATCCAAGGCAGAACCGGGACGCCATTCTTGTTTGCGCTCAATGCGCTCCCGCGTACCTACGTCGCGTGATGTCCGATCTACCATATCAGTCTCTCCGATTGTTTAATTTGGCTACTTCTCTTGCATAGGTTTCCAGCGGAATCCTCATTTTTTGTGCAAAAGCAACCTGTCCCGGTGTTAACTCCACCGCCTTCTTCCGCCCAGTTTTTAGTGTCCGCCCGTTTCCGGACGCAGGAGTGACAGATTGAGCGTTTCTCTGTTCACTCTTGAATTTGTTCGGTAGAACCGACCGCAAGCGCTTGTCGATTTCCGAATAATAGTCTGTAGAAGTAGGATCGTAGTCCTCTTCCAAGACCAATTGTTCGTGTATGGCTTGAGCGGCGCGTGTTAAGACGCGATCTTGGCCAAACCACTCGTTTTTAGACAGCCATTTTTGCAATTTAGGGTCTTGACGTGGGTCAGGACGCTGCGGTTGCTGTGGCTGCTGTGCTTGAACTTGTGCTTGTTGAGCCGCTTGCGTGTCAGCTTGCGCTTGACGCGCTTTTTGAATGCGAACACGCTCTTTTGCGATAGCAATCTGAGCAATTGCAGACTGAGCGTCAGCAACCTTCTCAAAGTCACCAGCCTCATATGCTTCAGTTAAAGCACGTTTAGCCTGAACTTCTTGAGCATTGATACGGCCCTCTTGCTCAGATTGGTAACCTTTACCAAGCTGCTCAAGGCGCTGTTTCATCTGTGAGTTCTCGGCGCGAACTTGTTCGGCATACTGGTATGCTGCCATAGCTTCTTCAGAAGCCTGTTTGCGCCGTGAAGTTAATTGATTAATGCGACGCTTAACTTTGTCGGTGTATGATGAAAGTTCATCATCATCGGCATCGCCTGAGTCTTCGTGAACATTTGTTCGGGTTTTTCCAGAAGTAACAACCTCAATATCGCCATCACTGTCGTCATCTAAGACAACAGATGTATTACCTTCTTGGTCGTCGTCTTCACGAATATCTTCTGACATAGACATGTTCCTTGCTCTCTCTTCCATTATACATACGAAATGTCGGTTGGGTCAAGGATTGTCGCTATAACGTTATCATCATTTATGATGCGAACCTCAAGTCCATCGACTTTAAAGCGATTTCCAGCATATCGTCCGATAAGAACCCAAGTTTTCTCGGAACACCAAGATCCACTAGGGAACTTGTTGGTATCTTTATATGCGTCTGGCCCAAGGCGGACAACATAAGCGCAAACAGTAGAAGCGCCTTCGCGTTCCCGTGTCGCGTCAGGTATAAACAACCCGCCTTTTGTTTTTTCGCTAGGATAATAGGGAATGATAAGAATGCGGTAGCCAGTAGGCTGTGGCAATCTCTCAATAACAGAACCATCAAATTCAGAAGGGTTCTGTTCGTTTTTGCTTTCTTCTGGGGGTTTAATACCAAACGCATTTTCCAATGATCTTGGTAGTTCAGAAGTAGCTCCTTTATTTGCCATTGCTCGCGCAACGTGGTCTGGAACAAACAATTTTTTAGTCATAATCGACTTCTATGCCTTTCATCGCGGCAACAATTTCATCTTCAACGTAGGCCATTCCGCGTATTTCGCCCACAAGATACCGGTATTCTTCCCAAGAAGAAACCGAACCATCCGCTATTTTGTCTTTCAACCGCTTATCTCGCTCGCGAATGTTTTTAAGCAAGTATTGCGCTAGTGTAGTAGCTTCCATGTTTTATCTCCCACCCATACAGTATCTTATACATAGGGAAAAACAAGATGTAATTCTATAAAGTTATAAAACCCCACTAAACCTTTGGGGTTTTGCGATTGGACTGAATTTTTTTACTAATCCACCCGCTTGTAATTTGCTTGGGGGTTTTTTCGCTGATGACAGGGATATCGCCACTGCTTGCGACTGCGGACGCCCCTCCGACTTCAACTTGCGAATGTTTTTGCTGATTGTCGCTTGGCTTGAGCCTTTCTTCAGTGGCATTTACAACGCTCCTTTTGGCCTCTTTAATTTGTGCGGCCATTTTCTCTCTAACAGATGAACTCACGGTCTTTGTCCTTTTGATCTTGCATTCAATACAGCAATCTCACGCTGCGTTCTAATGCGATTTTCTGCAATCCGCGTTTTATCGCTTAAAGCATTCTCTTGGATATCAATGCGCTGCTGGGCAATCAGCGTATCATTGCGCTCTTGCTCTTGCTCCATTTTCTGCTTTTGCTGGAACTCTTCACCCTTGCGCTGACTATCCATAGCTTTGATCTGTAGCTCTTGGTTGCGAATATCAACCAAAGGATCACCAGCGGGAGGAGGTGTAACAGCCTGTGCAAATTGCTCAGTTAATTCAGCAATAGTTTGCGCTGCCATCTGATCAATTTGTGGCTGCATTTGCTGCATAATCATTTGAGACTGTTGTGGGTCCTGCATAGCCTCTGGAGGAATGCCCTGCATAAGCTCCTCACGGGCCATGTTCTCAGCCATAAGCCCTATATGCTCCTGAATGTGGCCTTGTAGGGCCATAATGGCATTGGGGTTCATCTGCATGGCTGGAGTGGACATAACCGACATGTGAGCCGCTATGTGCGATTCATGGTCTTGCTGTGGGAAAGCTTGCAAAGGCGCTCCCATTAGAGCCATCTGGTTTTCCTTTGCAGGGTTTACAGGAGGCGGAGGGGGAGGAGGAGGAGGTAGAATAGCGTCGATGTTCGTTACGCCCAAAGCCTCATACATCTTGCGGTAGGCTTGATACAGCCCCTGTGGACCGCCGTGGATCTCAGGGTTAGACTGCACCAACTGCAACTCTGTCTGAGCCAAAGCAATGCGCTGCGACATAGAAAAGATATTAGGGTCGCTAACAGGAAGTACGTCAACACGAGCATCAAAATCTTGCGCCTTAACCTCTGGGCCAACTTCACTTGAAGGCGAATAAGGGTATGGCTGCAAGTTATTGGCAAACAATTTGGCAAGAAGTTTAAACTCAATTTTTTGCGAGTAATGCAAGCGCTTGTGAATTGCGCTCATTACCTTCGTGCCACGCTCCATGATAGCCATAGTGGTGCCTACAGGCGTATCGCCACCCATCTCACCAATCTTCATGTCCGCCATTGAGGCAAAGCGTCTACCAGCGTCTACGAGCGTTCCCATGAGGTTGTAGAGGGTAGCTGATGGCTCTTTAAATGGCAGAGGCATAAGCGATCCCTGCAACGTACCACCAACAACGTCAATATCGCGGAATTCGCCGGGTTGTAGTGGGCTGTCCTCATCGCGAATACGCGCCCCACGGGCCTTAAACCCAGCGGGAAGGTTGGCCAGTGTACCAGCGTCAATAAGCTGCCGTAGGATAGACGTTGTGGCCTGTGCGAGGCCACCAATCATGTGCGTCAGGCCAAGGCCATAGAACCCAAGTCCGGGCAGAAATTTGTAATGCACGAAATACTGCTTTTGACGCTTCATAACGTCAATTTCTTCGTAGTTTCTACGAACAGCCAAGATTTCGTTCGTGTCTTCCAAAATTGTAACAATATATGGCAGCTTCAAGCCAGTTGGCTCGCCATCCGCGCCCATATCTTCAAAGCCCTCAATGTCCAAAGAGGTGTGAACCTCATAAATGGTCAAGTCAGATGATGAACTTGAAGGATGCACACCTTGAATGTCATCAATTGACTCAGTTACTTCATCAGAACTTTCTGCACCATAGCCGGATTCAGGCAAATCAATGTCACGATAAAAGCCAGCAAGTTGTAACTTGCGAACTTCGTTGGAATCCATCGAAATACGGTGCGTAATGCGGGGGCTGGAAGCCAAATCAGTCGCGCCATAAGGCACAATCAGGTCTTCAGCGTGAATAAACTTGCTTACAGGGCGCTGTTTAAGCGGATCGTCGTAAACCTTTTTGAATGTCGAGCCAATTACGGGTAAATAGAACAACATTTGATCCAATTCAGGATCATACTCTTCCATCTCATAGGTAATCATGTAGTTCATGTAGTCTTTAACGCGCTCTGCTTGCTTTACAAGCATGTCGCTCTGCGCACCAATTACCTGTGTGCGAATAGGACCACCTGAAGGCAGCAATTCACGGTAGGCTTGTGCCTGAAACTGCGTTACAGACTCGGCCAAAAGCGGGTGGACAACGCCAGAAGAACCTTCAAACGGCTCACTGCGCTCCTCAGTCTTCATGCCAAGGTACTGGAGACCCTTTTTGTATGTGTCTTCCCACTCTTCACGAGACGATAAATCGTCTTCAATTGAATTAACAAGATCAGACGAAATTACGCCAAGAATACCTTCGTCAATAACTTCAGCCAAGTTACCATCAAACGGGACATCAATTGGCTCATCTAAGCCATCGTCATACTCGCCAACAACAGCACTGCCGTCATCAAACTCAAAAACTCCGGGCTGATCCGGAAGCTCCATGAGATCAATCTGCATATCGTCTTCGGGGAGCATTGGAATGTCGGGCAATCCACCCGCACCCATATCGCGCTCAATAGCCATAGTGATCTCCTAACTTAAAAAATATCCCGCGAGTTGCCTTCGAGCGGTTCGTTTTCGTCCATGTCTTCATAGTCAGTCATAGGACCGCCCTTTTCATAGGCATTACACACGTTATCAGCTGCACAGGTGAAGTCCAGCTTGGTGCAATAACCAACCTCTGCGTCCTCATCAATCTCAAGGCCATCAAGAACGCAAGACATCATTTCAGCGCGGATGTTGTAATATTCACAAACGCCGCAACTTGCTTTCTTCTTTTCCCAGCTACCAACAGCGGGGCCATAGGAGAATTCATCAACCGCATGCTGACGGTTTTCAGCGTTAAGCTCTTCGTCTTGGGTAGAGAGTGGGCAAGAAAACTCTTCTTCCTCGCCCATCTCGTCTTCCATAGCGTCCTCATCAACCATCTGATTGATGCCTGATGTCAGGTCTTCCATGTCGATGTTGATGATGATTTTAGTCATTTAATTCACTCCGCGAAACTTGGTGCCGCTCGTAGCTGCGCCACCACCACGACAGACTTCGCCGCCGTCTTTGTAGCCCATGACCTTGCCGCCGTTCATCATTTTCTTAACATTCCCTTTTGGGCCAGCCTTGGGCTTTTCTTTTGCTTTTTTAATCTTGCTTCTATTTTTTGTAAAACCCGCAAGAAGCTTCTCAATATCCCCCAAATCATTTTTAGAGGGCAAAGTTTTTGCTTCCTTTGCCAGCGCTCCATATTCACCCGCGTCCATCGCACTGTGAATAAGAGAGTCCTCATATTTGCCTACTGGATCTTCTAGAAAACGAAAAAAAGCGGCGTCCCCTTGCTTCTTAAAGTCTTCTGAACTACCGTATTGCTGTGCGCCACTAGCAGTCTTGTATGTCTTCTTATCGGCCATTATTTTGTCCCCTTATACTTGCCACCACGGCCAGCCATAACACAGCCATTACGAGATTTCTTGCCCATGCTGCGCTTTGCCTTCTTAACAGCGCCGCCCTTGGCAAAACCTCTAGCACCAGACTTCATTGCATCAACTTCCATAGCGCGGTCTTTCGCCTTGCGCTGAAGGAGCAACTCCATAAGAGCCTCTTCATCAGAAGCGGGAACGTCCATACCGTCGCCCTTAACGCCACCAGAAAGAGCCTCCATAACAGCGCGGTCAGTGTCGGACATTGTTTTGCCAGACTCGCCCATAGCGCCAGAACCAGCGGCCCCAGAAGCGCCCATAACTTCTTGAACACTAGCCCTGTCAGCGTCAGAAAGCGTTTTTCCACCCTCTGCCATCAGCTTCTGAAGCATCATCTTTCTCGGATCAGCACCGCGTTTCGATGGCGGTAGATTTCTTCCCGTAATAGCCATTTTAAGTCCCCTAATAATATTCGCGTTTCCGCCTAGAAATGTAATCGTGTTCTTCGTTATAATCTGTGGGCGTCATAATAAAACCGCCCTGTCTAAAACGCAGTATAGCCTGAGTCATCGAATCCGCCAAGTCATCATGTTCGCCGTTGGGAAAAGATGCGCATTCTTCCATAACTTCGTCCGCAAAGTTCGTCTCGGGAACCCACACCATGCCGCTCTCAAATACAGGAGCGCACGAGTGCATCCGCGTGAACTTATCAGCGCCACGGCTAGGCGTAAACGGAGTCACAGGAATACCCATACGACGCAACTCCTGCGTCAGCGGCATCCCAGAACCCTTCTGCTCAATCAAAACCATGTCAGGATCATAAAGCTTGTAAAGATTATTCGCCTGTTCCTTTAACTCAGGAAACTCCCAGCGCCCCTTAACCGCATCAAGGAGAATAATATGATCCTCGTTGCTGTTAGGTTCCTTGAAAATACCCCAAGTTGTAATCGCAGAATAGTCGGCCCTGTCGCCCTTACTAAACGCAGTGTCGTAACTTTGAATAATATAACTGCAAGTGGGCGGGTCTTCCTTTGTCCAAGTCTGCCACCATTCACGCTTGATAATCGCACCCTCTTCAGCAGTGGGATTTTGCATATACTGCGCATTCCACTTGCCAACAGGAATCGACGCCTTAACGCCCTCAAGCTCCTCTAGTGACCAAAATTCAGGCCATAAAGGATTCCCAGAAGGCATAATAGCAGGAAACTCCACAATGTCCCACTTATCAGCGCCCTTCTCACTCTGCTTGGCCAAAACCTTCGCCGTAAGGTCCCTAATAGACCAACGCGTCATAACAATAATAATCGCACCGCCGGGCTGCAAACGCTGACGAGGACCAGACGTGTACCAATCGTAAATGTGATCAAGAGCCGTCGCGCTTAACGCGTCTTGCTCCGAAACAGGATCGTCGATAATCGCCAAATCAGCACCGCGACCAGCAAGCGCCCCACCAACCCCAACCGCGTAATATTCGCCCTTTTTATTCGTAGACCAACGCCCAGACGCCTTTGCATCGCTCGCCAGACTAACATCAGGGAAAACATCTCTAAAGTCCTCCGAATCAATTAAGTTCTTAACCTTACGACCAAAACCAACAGCCAACTCCGCCGTGTGCGTAGCCTGAATGATTTTCTTCGTAGGGTCCCTGCCCATTAACCAAGTCGGAAACAAATAGCTCGCAAACTCAGATTTCGTATGCCTCGGCGGCATGTTAACAATCAAACGCTTAATTTTACCGTCAGCAACGTCCTGCAACTTCTGCGCATAAATCTTGTGGTGACGGCCCTCAATAAATCCGGGCCACACATGCTTCACAAAGTCCATGAAGTTCTGCTGCTGCTTCTCACGCTCCTCTAACTGAGACAAACGATCCATAAGAGGACCAACAACAGCCAACTCCTCGTTCGTAAGAAGCTCAGATAAGTTCGCGCTTAAATCGTTCATAACTACCCTTTAAGAGACGCCAAGAAACGATCCGCAGCCGTAACCAAACCCGGGCTAACCTCACCGCCCATAGCAAACTGCTTGGGTGCGCGTATCGTAGGCGCGGGCATTGTGGGCTGCGTAACAACAGGCGTTCTTGGGGTCGT